GCGTTCGAGTTTCGGGGGTCGAGTTCGACTATTGCAGGGCGCCCTAAGGGGTGCTAGGGTTAGGGGGTCGAGGACGTGCACCGCATCAGCGGGGCGCTCGACGTAGCCCTAAGGAGGGGAACGATGGACGGGGAGCACACTCCCTCAATGAGCCGCGAGCGGGCGGTCGAGCTCGTCGATGCGATGAGCCGCACGGAACTGGTCGAGTTCGTGCAGTCTCACTATTCGACGATGGATTCGCTTAGGACTCAGTCGAACGATTGGGCGAACGCTTGCCAGACTGCACGAGCCGAACGCGACTCCCTGCTCGCCCAGGTCGAGGGGCTGGAGTCGATGGGCAGCGACCTACACTCCCGCATTCAGCGCCTCGTGGACGAGCGGTTCGAGTTCGGGCGTCGAGTTTGGGATGCAATCCCCGAATCGGTTCGGGAACTGATCCTCGACGAGGCGAGGGATTCGATGCGGCGCGAACTGGTCGACGAACTCCGCGACGAACTGCGCGACGAACTCCGCGACGAGTTGCAGGAGGAATGCGCGGAGGAACTCCGCGACGCGCTGAACCGCCTAGACTGGTTCTAGTCGCCTAGTTCGCCCCTAGCGGGGCACTGAACCCCTCGACCCTTCGGGGTCGGGGGGTTCTTTATTGCCCGCCGTCATCCCTCCCCTTCGGGGCGGATTCGGGGGGAGCAGCTCGACTAGCCAGGGGTTCCGGTGCAAGAGTTCGAATCGGCCGCATCAGAGCCGGACTACGGCGCCGCTATCCCTTGGATTATTCGGAACCAATCGACGAGCTCGAAGAGCCCAGGGCGTGCTCAGTTTTTGGGGGGGTCATACCCTTTTGGGTCGCCACATAACTCGGCGAGTTATCGGGTCGGTTGTACCCCTTGACGGCGCCGCTTTTTTCTGGTACCCCTCCCCGCCGTCATTGTTACAACGCGGGGGCTGCGGGCGGGAACACCCTCCCTGAACTTAAACACCCCCTGAAAAGTCGCAATTCCACCTCATTTGTCCAAACTTGTGCCACTGTAAGGCTGTAAAGTCGGGCAGCAGTGTTGATAACACAGGTAGACAAACACCCCTTGTCAAAGAAAAAGCCCTGTAGGCGTGGAGTCCACCCTCAAAAATCTAAAAAAACGTATCGAAAGCACAGTAAGAAATCTTAACCGTGTCAATTTGCACCATTTCATAGGTGAAACCGTGGTAGAGAGTGGGGGGATAAGAGGGGGGCCAGAAAAGATCCGTGTAATCAGAGGGATTAAGATCCACACAGAAACAGTGTTGATAACACTGTAGGCCGAAAAGAGGCAAAATGGCTGTAAAGAAGACCACTGACGACTTCAATTTCGCCACTGCTCGTGGATCGAGCGGGCGAACGGCCTTCCGTACGCCACAGATGTCTAGGACCCAGTTCACCCCAGTAGATCGCTTTAGCCAAAAGGTAATTCAGAACTACGTTGCCAGTGGTGGACGTGGACTTCAGTCTGGCGTTAGCCCATACAAGATGCTATATGGAGCTCTTACATCTGCCGCCAATAGAGCAATGATGAATCCCCTAGGTAGGGGCAACATCATGGCTGCGAATACCCTAAGGGGGATGGCAGATGATGCGCTTCTGGCACAAAGGTTTCCAAAATCTGCTGGAGCAAGCAAAATTCAGGACTTCTTTATGAAGATGGGGACTGAAAAAATGCTTCAGTCACAAATTGGTGGTGGACTAAAAGGTCCGAACCTTACCTTTGGAAGTGACGCTGATGCGTTTAGACTTTCACCACAGGAACTACAGGTAGTCAATCGAGCTGGGGCTAAGATTGTTGGGAATGCTGCCAGGGGAGAGCCTTCGTTGCGGCCAATGGCTAGGGGATTTGGAGTTGGCTCACAGGGTCAAGTATCAAAAAGCGCACTATTCCGAGATATGGATGAAGGCATCGCTAGTGTATTCGATAGGATTGCCAGAGGTTTGCCAGCATATGGGAAAGAATCTTATGGCCCATATTCTGTTAGAGCCGAGCCCAATGGTTCGATGTGGCGAACAACCACTCTGAGTACTCCTGCTGGAACTAGAATTCGAGTTGGCGGGCCAGGGCGCTATTGGGAAGAAGTAGCAGCAAGAACTCGATTGACAAAAACACTTGAAGAACTAAAGGCGCTAAAGGCAAGAATAAATCCAGATGGATCAATGAGGCCACCAGCCCCAAGAACTCCGACAAAACGAGGAAGACTGTAATAGGTAAAACCGCGAAGGCGGAATCCTAAAAAAGAAAGTAAGGTAGGTAAACTATGGCACCACGAAACCCAACAGGAGCATCACGACAAAGCCGACGTATGGTCGATCCAGACTATGCTGGGCAAATCCGAGCTGGAATCGGCGCTAAGCTGAATGGTCAGATGACCTCATCCAACTCCTTCAAGGCATTCCAGACGCCAATGGGCAGCGGGATTTCAAACGCTGAGAAAAATCGCCTCATTGCACAGCAACGGGGTAATGAGTTCGATAATATCTCAAGCACACGAGATAAATTTAATCCAAACGCTGCACAGGGCGTAGTGGACTTCTTCGGTGCTGGAGTTAATTCAAGCGGAAAATTTGAAGTTAATCCAGCTGTCCTTGCATTGAACTTCTTTCCATTTGGCAAGGTTCTTGGTCCGCTTGGTAAGGCAGCAAGTCTTGCTGCTCGTGGAGAAAAAATTGGCCAGGTGCTAAAGCCACTTATCCCAGCTGGTCAGCGTCTTGGAAATGCAGCACGTGCTGTTCAGGCTCGAGCAGCAGCACAACTCCGTCGAGCAAATGCCGACGAACTTGTTGCAAGAGGACTTAGAACGCAAGGAGAAGACTATGTTCAGATGGGGTATAGAAACACTGGAAAGGTTATCCGACACGAGCCAGGATATGTTCGAAACGTTCAGCGCGGTCCATTCGACGAAATCATTTCTGACAACATTGAGTCAGTAGGTCAAGCAACTGGAGATAGCTGGAGCGAGGCAAATCGACTTGTTCGAATGGGCTTTGCAAAAGAAGTTGTTGATCCAAAGACTGGTGCACGAACATGGATTAGCCGAGACCCTAGCGGACTTGCCGAATCAGGGGCAGCACTTCTCCGTGAGTCGGCAACAGCATCAGCTGATGCCGCCGCTCGCGCAACTCGCGCATCAACACGAATTGAGCAGGGAGTACGCTATACAAGGAAAACTCTTGAGCAGCGACTTAAGAATTACCAGAGGGCTAGCCGACAACCTGGGTTTGGCGTAAAGACACCAAAAGAACCAATGGCCTGGTAATGCCACTGAAGAAAGGTTCATCCCAGAAGACTATCTCCGCCAACATTAAAATGGAGATGAAGAAGGGATACCCACAGAAGCAAGCCATTGCTATGGCACTCGCCGCAGCTGGCAAGAGCAAGAAGAAGAAGGGGAAGTAACCATGCCGATGGTTGAAGGAAAGAAGTTCCCGTACACGAAGGCTGGCATTGCCGCTGCCAAGAAGGCTTCCGCTAAGCACGAGAAGTCCGAAGGTAAGATGGAGCGAGAAATCGAGTACGGCAAGAAGGCTAAAAAGGGCAAGAAGAAGTAATGCCCGCTAAGCCAGGGCTTTACGCAAACATCAACGCCAAGAAGAAGCGCATTGCCGCTGGTTCTGGCGAGAAGATGCGTAAGCCTGGGTCAAAGGGAGCACCGACCGCGAAAGCGTTTAGGGACTCAGCAAAGACCGCTAAAAAGTAACATTAGCTGCGGGAGGTCGCGGGATGTTCCCCCGTCCCCCCTCCCGCAGCTTCATACCTAAGGGGATTAATGGCTACATTCCGTTTCGGTCGAGACGTGAACATGAAGTGGCAGGGCAATGATATCCAGGGCCCAGCTGGTACCATCTTCCGTATCTCGGACGCTTACTATGAGGAGTTTAATAGCCAGGTTGGCCAAGTTGAGCCAACGCTGGAGTGGCTAGTCACCAATGAGCTTGCAGCAGTGCAGTCTCAAGTGGCTGGCCTTCCTGTGTCTGCTACCTTGCCAATTACCGCAACGACTAGCACTGCTGGTACCAACATCTCATTTGCCGTTGGTACTGCGCCAGCTGGATATGTGCTCACTTCCAATGGTAGCGGAAGCGCAGCGTTTGCTGCCGCAGCTGCTGCTACTCCAGCAACTGTTGTTCAGGGGACTTCACCGATTAGTGTCTCGACGAGTAGCAATACTGCTACCGTCAGCCTAAGTGCAAACTACCAGACAGCTGGCACGTATGTTACCTCTGTCTCTGGGACTTCTCCAATTACCGTCTCTGGAACCACTGCCATCACCGTAAGCATCGATCCAACGCTTACTACGGCCAATAGCGCAGAAATTATTCGACAATACGTCAAGAACGACAGCGGTGTTGCCCTTACAAAAGGACAGCCAGTATATATCACTGGCGCCAATGGAACGAATGTTCTCATCGGGCTTTCTGCTGCAAGTGCCGAAGCTACGTCGTCAAAGACGCTTGGCCTTCTTGAGCAAAATCTGGCTATCAATGGCCTCGGATATGTAATTACTGAAGGCCGACTTACTAATATCGACACGAGCACAGCTACAGCTGGGCAGTCGGTCTGGCTTGGCGCATCTGCTGGATCAAAGACCTATGGAGATCCTCCAGCTGAGCCGAATCATGGGGTGTATCTTGGCGTCGTAACAAAAGCAAACGCTAGCACTGGCGAGATCTTCGTTAAGGTGCAGAATGGCTACGAGCTTGATGAGCTACATGACGTATCTGCTGCAAGCCCATCAGACGGCGACATAATTCAGTATAAGACCTCTAGCAGTCTTTGGACAAATTCTTCTATTACAAACGCTGGAATTGCAACTAGCGGCCATAGTCATAGTGGATTACTGCCAACTGGCGGAACAACTGGCCAGGTGCTGTCTAAAGTTAGTGGTACAAACTATGACGTAACATGGTCTGCTGCTACTGGCGGTGCTTCACTTAGCAACACTGCCGCAATCGCACTTAGCACAACAGCATCAGCAGGAACGGCAACGGATGCATCTCGACAAGACCATGTTCACCCAACTACTGGTATTAATAAGGTTTATTATCAAACAACAACCCCAACTGGTGGAAGCTATACAACAGGGGATCTCTGGATAGATTCAGACGCCACCCTTGGTGGACCGATTACCTTAATAGATTCCACAAGTAGTACAAGCACCACAACGGCTGCAACGCCGAAGAATGTCAAGACCACCTATGACATCGCGACGGCAGGATGGGAGGCATATAACTTTGGCGCAAGTGGAGTTATTGGCAACCTTCCAAAGTTTATTTTGACAACAACTGAAACGATTACAAGCGGAACGATTTATCACAATATTCTTATTCCTCACAGAGACTTTACGGTTAGCAACATTTCTTTTACCAGTGGAGGAACTTTGCCGACAACGCCAACACTGATTCGATATGGAATCTACACGCGCAGCGGAACAACGTTCACACTGGTCGCTCGTACAGCATCGGATACGACGATTTTTAGTTCAATTACTACCAAATACACTCGCGCACTAGACACGACAGGTGGCTACCCTGCAACGTATACAATGACGGCTGGTACTGAGTACTGGATCTCGTTGATTGTCGTTGCTACTGCAGGTCCGACAGTGCTTGCCGCAGCAACTCGCACATCTAGCGCAGCAAACGCTGCAACCGGCGTTGCCGTTTACACTCAAACTGGTCGCACCGACCTCAGCGCATCATCAACAGGAACAGCCAGTGGTACTCAGGTTGGCAAGTATGCGGAGGTATCGTAATGGCAGTGATCACTGAGCCAGCCGTCTATGATCCAATCAACGATGAGTGGGTGCAGGTTGTCCGCGACGCGGATACTGGCACAATAGTCGGAACCAATACGCGCAAGACGCCATTTGATGAGGAGATTTCTGAATAATGGGGCTTCGTACATATGTTTGGAATGGCACATCTTGGGTTGAACAAACAAGTGGTAGTGACAATGTTGTTACCTCAATTACAGGAACATCAAACCAGGTAACCGCAAGTGCCCCAAATGGGGCGGTCACACTTTCGCTTCCACAATCAATTGCAACAAGCTCGACACCAACATTTGGTGGATTAACTGTTGGATCAAGCGGAATTTCATCCACTGGCAATGTCACTGTTGGATCAGGCGGAATGTCGCTTACTGCCGCTGGCGGTCATACCGATCTTATGGCTGCACTTATAGCTACAAATACTGGACAAGACCTGACTGCAACGGACGCATCGACATCAAATATTATTGCATGGAACACTACATCATCCTATGGGGTAACGGGAAAAGCCCCGACTGCAACGGCATCTGGAACAGGTCATTACATTACCGTCAATATGACTGGTCTTTACCACATCTGTGTTTCGCTTCGTCTTCTTGGCGGATCTGGATTTGGCGCAATTTCTCTCTGGACTGGAGCTTCTGGCGGATCTAAGGTTTGTGAAAATCAAACGCAAAACCAGACCAGCACAACGAAAGACATTATGACGCTCAATGTTTATAGATATTTCAACAGTGGAGATATCTTTAGGCTTACGGGGTTTGTTCAAACAACAAGTGCAAGTGCCGAAATTGTGAGTGATAGCACTGTCAATCGATTGGCGTGCGTTTATCTTGGAGCTGGATAAATTCTATGAGCGGTTTAGCACCAGTTTTAACTGGATGCCATGTTTGCCGTAGCCCACTTGTAGATCTAATTAATGCTCGTATTAAAAAGGGTATGGCCGATACGGCAATCAGTAAGTGGCTGGAGTCAGAAGGGCACTACGTCAGCAGGATTACCTTGGGGAAGCATAAACGAGAACATCTGACTTCCGACCATGAGTCGAAGCGGATTGCAGCCGCAGAAGCCCTTCAGAAGCAATCAAAGACAATAAAATTCAATGGTGATCTTGCGTCTCTTGTGAGGGATCAGGTGGTTTCGTTGGTAGAGAGTGGGACATTAATGCCCTCCCTCGCTGAAGGCCTCCGAGCGCAGGAGATCATCGATAGGCGACAGGAGAAGTCATCAGATCGTGAACTGGCTATTGCGCTCGCTGGAATCCTTGGTGGCTCTATTGTGGTCGATGGTACCGCGACGGAGATCTCGGGCCCAACAGATACGCTTGTACAAGTTCTCGAAGCTACCGTTCAGGCTCAAATGGAGCCCGCTGATGACGGAGCAGGACTGGAACAGCTGGGATAGGTCTATCAAGATCGCTACACAGGCAGCTAAAGATCATTACATCCCAGTCAAATACATTAAGATTCATAAACATTTATTCACAAGCAATTGCGACCTAGGATCAACGGATACTGGTCGAAAGACCATCGAACTATGTGACGACCAGGCAGAGACTGCATTGCACGAGCTAGCGCATATCTGGTCGCAGGCAAACCATACGGAGATCTGGGTGCGTAAACTCTATCAACTACACGAAGAGTATCTCGAAGACGATGAAATTGAACTCTATCGCCGAGAAACTGAGAATCGCTATAAGGCAGCCAAAAAGATGTCCGAAGATGGCGAGCCTGTAAAAAAGAAGCGCAAGAAGCGCCGAAGGGGGAGCAAGAGGATTGTCGGTTGATCTCTCTAAAGGAACCATTGCACGCGATCTGGCTCTCGGCCGCACTGACGTCGAGTTCTTTGCTGAACGTTGGCTGGGCATCAAGGGAAACCCAGGCCAAGTGGCATGGTGGACAGCCTGTGCAGAACGCGATTCCTCTGGGTGGCGACCGAAATACCTCACAACAGTCGTATCCGCTGGTAATCGTGCGGGGAAAACGTTGGCGATGGCGGTCATATGCCTACATCATTCCTTCTATAAACTCGGCATCAAACCTCCAGAGGATGGCCAAAACGATGCACGTCGATGGCTCACCCAGCCATACGAATGGTATCACATCGGCATTCAGCAAGAGACTGCGGAGCTTGTTTACCGCGAGCTAACAATGATGCTGGAGGGGATTCATCCAGCGCAGAAGGGCAGAGGATGCCCACTCATCAAAGAACTAGGACGAATTGCTACATATGACAAGAAATACAGAGGGGAATATCCATGGATTCAACTAAGCCCAGTAGTCGGCGGGGCAAACATTCACTTCCGAACGACGCAGGACAAGGCGAAGGCGCTCCTCGGAAAAGATATGAATGGGATCTCCTTCGACGAGGCGGCCTTCGAGCCCTATCTGGATACAATCTACCAAGAGGTACTCAACCTACGGCGGCTCTCTACTGGAGGGCCATTGCACTTCATCGGAACTCCGACGGAGGGGCATAACTTCTACGCTGATCTTTGGGAACGAGGGAACCCAGAGAATCCTATCAAGGATGAGCAGTTCATTTCCTTCAGGCTATCGACCCGCGACAATGTCGGGTACGGACTTTCTGGAGATACATTTGAGTCAATCATCCGACAACAAGAAGCCTACCTTATTCCGCAAAACATCGATGGTGAATTCATCGAAGCACGGAAAGCTTTTTTCTCTTCCGAATCCGTCGTCGGATGCTTCGATCCTGGGCTACATGACGATAACCCGCCTGAACGTGGACATCGATACGTCCAAGGAGTGGACCCTGGCATTTCTGCCGACGCGACCTGGAGTCTTACGCTCGACGCTACTAACCGCAATCGTATCGTTGGTGTCCGAGCTCGACGGCGAGGTGGAAAACAAACGATACCAGCAGTAGTCAATATGGTTCGAGAGAGCCATCTGCTGTACAACCAGAGCGGAGCATTCTGCTCGACAGTGATTGATAGCACTGGACTTGGTGGACGATTGTTCCAGCAAGAGTTTAGCATCATCAAGCCAGTTCGCGGATTTGACTTTGGCGGAACCAAGGCAAAGAAGCTCGAGCTTCTATCCGACTTGAAGTCGGTAATGGATAAGAAACAGTTGGTTATGCCAAGAGACGGCGTCTGGGGAGATCTGCGACGTCAGCTACTTGGCTACCGACTCGATGATAAGAAGTTGGAACAGGACGCAGTAATGGCACTGGCCATGGCAGTCCGACAAATCGTTAGGAACCCAGAGAATCCTGTGAAAGATCCTGTGTTCAGTTATTATGGAGAGAATGATTAATGGCAAAGACTAGGAAGATCCCTGCTTCATATCAAGCGCAGGCTGGCAAGCCTACTCGTGCCATTCCTGCCCAGTATACCACTGACCCAGATGTCGCTACGCCAGAGCAGGTGCGTGCGCTTGGGCTTGCTGCCGAGAAGGGCAAAATCCTTCGTGAGGGCAAGCTCGTTAGCACGCCGATGGTCCGAGAGACCCCGCTGGTCAATTCGCTGGTCAATATTGACACCGACATCGGTAATGCTCCAGGAAGCGTCCGCAAGCAGCCAAACAAGCGACTGCGCGGATCTGGAGCAATCAAGACTGGTGCAACCTTTGCCGATCTAAATCAGCCAGAACGTGGTATCGATATGCAGCCGTTTATTGTCGGCGATATTGATCAGTTGCCAGAACAGGCACGCGCTGCCCTCATGATGGCTCAGTCGAGCCTTGCAATGCGGAACATCCATCCAGAGGAGAACGACGAGTATGTTCTCTATCGTCAGATGCTCACGCGCCGCAACAACATGGAGTCCGAGCAGTCGCGCCTCAAGGCAATGTTCCGACGATTTGATAACCTCTACCACCCGACAACGATGACTGCGGGCGGAGCTGACCATTGGCCCGAAGATCCGAGCGCCCGACTTGCGGGCCGCGTTCACATTAGCGTCAATGTACATCCGTCCTATGTTAATATCCCAGCGTCGCTACAGGCTGTTCGCCCTGTCATCAACTACGTCCCATCTGGGACAGACAAGGAAGCCCGAACGCTTGCAACCGAGCGAGAGCGATTGTTCTTCCGCTGGTGGGAAGAGAACGATATGGACCTGCTCCTTCAGGATGCGTGCACCCTGAAGTCCCTTTATGGGCATACGGCAGCTAAGGTCTATTGGGACCCGATCTCTAAGCTTCCACGCCTCTCGATTATCGAGGCTCCTGAGAACCTCTACCTTGGATTCGGATCGTCCGACTTCCGACGCATCGACTGGGCACTCTATGTCTACGGCCTATCGCCGCAGGCTGCCTTTGAGGAGTTCGGCATCAATACTATCCCAGTACGCGATGGTGGAAAGATGCACCTCTATACCTCAAGCAGCACCCACGATGACCCGCTTGCCAACGTCTACCGCAACAACCTGGAGCGCAACCCTCAGCGGAACCGCTCGAACTATGAGCTTCAGCAGGTTGAGGTCTACGACTACTGGTACAAGAAGCCACAGGGACCTGGCAAGCCGTCAATTGTTTGCAACGCTATCTTTGTTGGCAACACGATGGTCAAGAATGACGAGCACCCAGAGTATGGCGGAACGATCCCGTACCTCGTGCTTCAGAATAGCCGCATTCCTGGCAGCCCATATGGTAAGCCAGAGCTTTACGACGTAGAGCAACTTCTCCGAGAGAAGGACGAGCGAATGTCGGCACAGGCGCAAATGATTGCTTCAACCGTTGGCGGTCAGATGTGGCAGCTCGTCGGACCAGAAGCTCCAGATGAAGTTCCACCGAATGCTATTCCAAAGCCAAACCGCATTGCCACGCCTGGGCCAGGGAATGAGATCCGCTCGATTTCCCCATTCATCCCAGAGTTCCAGGTCGAAGACTTCAACCGACGTCTTGACCGAGAAATTGCTGTGGTCACGGGTCTTAATGACCTGCTCCTTGGTCTTGCGCCGAGCGCAGTCCTTGGTTCCTCGCGTGCTATTGCATCCCTCGTAGCAAACTACGAGCAGCGCATTGCCCCGAAGCGTGCGCTGCTTTACACCTGGATTAAGCAGGTATGGGAGATGACTGGCCGACTATGGGGCAAGAAAGACGGAGACGTCGAGTTTATCCTTGCAAACGAGTTCCGACTGGAGATTACTCCGCCAGAACTTACTCCGCGAGATACGCTTGAGCTTGCTCAGACTGCCATCAATCTTGTTCAGAACCGTGTTTGGAGCGCAGAGCGCGCAATGGATCGCGTTGGTGTCGATGACCCAGAAGGAGAAAAGGACGTCATCCGCGCTGAGCAGACTGACGCAACCCTCAACCCAGCTGCCGTTATGACCATGGCAAATCTCATGTCGCAGTTCCAGCAGCTTCAGATGCAGGGCGTTCAGATGCAGCAACTTCAGCAGCAGCAAGCACAGGCGCTTCCGCCTGATGCTCAGGCTCAGTTTGCTGCGCAGCAAGCCAGCGCACAGAATGCGTTCATGTCACTCAATCCACCAGCAGCCGCAACGTCAAACGCGCCAGAGCTGCAAGCAAACCCACCGCAGGAGTCTCTCCCAGCTAATGCACAAGCTGGCGCAGAACTACTGCCACCTGAAGGAGCGGCCCAATAATGGCACGTCGAGGTCGATTCGCCCGCGCTACTGGCGGGTCAGATATTTCCAGTCTTATTAGCCAGCTGATTCAACAGCAGGCAACACGTCGCTATAATGCGATGTATGCGGCCTTTAAGAATGGCACAACGTTTGAAGGGTCTACCCCAACTGCTTCGCAGGTTATGGCGTATCTCGGCAGCGTTGCTGATATTCTTGGATACGACTCGACAACGCTTGCGTCAGAGCAGAACAATATCCTGATCACTGGGGCAACAAATGCTGCCTCTGCTGCTGCATCTGCGTATAGCGCAGATCGTGGAAACGCAGTAAAGTATCAGGATTATATCAATGCAAAACGTGCACTACTTGCGTTCTACACTCCTGGGAGTGATAACTATAACTCAACTCAGGCTGACATTGACAGCGCAGCATCTACATTCGTCAATGATAGCGCAAAGCTTCTTGAGTCTGGCGCCATCACTGTAGATCAATACAAGAACGCATCCCTTAATGCACTTTCTGGCATTAGCGGAGATCAGCTTGATGTAGCAACGGATAACTATCTTAAGAACCTTTATAACTACGAGCAGAAGTTTGAGCAGGCCAAACTCAACAAGACGAAGAACTATGCTGCCTACTCTAAGTGGCTAGCTGGATGGCTTAAGATCTACGAGAATGCTGGTCTTCAATCATCTTCGACCTACGCAACACTTAAGGGCGACCTTGCTCGGACTAATGAAGCTGGGTCAAACGCTGCCGCACAAACTGCCGTAACTGACGGTGTTGCATCAATGCAGGCTGGTATCGGTCAGATTGATGCATTCTATGGACTAGTTGCAGAAACTCTTGGTATTGATCCTAAGACCGTATCTGCCGCAGATGTTGCTCGATTCTATGCTATTGCTCAAGCAACACCATCGCTTACTAAGTATAGCACCTTTATTTCACGAACTGATCTTGCGAATCTTACAAACGGATTGCGCAGCACTTCTCTTGGCATTACGAGTTCAGCAGCATCTGGAAAGGTAACACTTGGCCAGGGAGTAATCGATCTTCAAAATGCTGTTATTAATCTTGCTGAAAGTTATGGTCTTGATACCCTTGGTGATCGCGCAAACGTTATTACTGGAGAGTATCTCAACGATAACTTTGCTGCTAATAATGGCGTAACTGATGAGCATGAGGCAGACAAGGCGTACCTTCGAAAGCTTCAAGCAATCATTGCTGCGTATAAGGCTAAGGAAAATCTTACAGCTACTGAAAACGATCTACTTCTTGGTCTTGAGGCAGATGCTGCCGCAATTAGCGGCGCCCTAAGCGGACAAATGCCACCAACTGGGGCAGTTGTTCTTACTGTTTCTGGCGAAGAGATTGACCTCAATGGCATTCATTCTAACGCAGAAGTAACAAAGCAAATTAATGACGGTAAAGCTGTCCAGGCATATGATAACAGCACTGGACAATTCATCACAAGCTCAGAGCCAGGAGCACTAGTTCTTACAACTGGCAATGGCACAGTTCAGCAAGGCAATGGCGGATACTACGCTCTTACCTATCGAACTGTCAATGGAAAAAATCAGCGCGTTGCCGTCAAGGGTGATGCTGTTCGAGACGCAAACGGTCAAGTAGTATTTGTTTACGTCAGAAGCGGATCTGGTGGAGACACCATTCTCTATGGCATTGATGGAAAGACTGTGTTCTTTGGTGATCAAGCCGACACGGTTATCACTGCATCTGGTGGTCTTGTTGGGTCATCAGAGGGTGGTTTTGTATTCAGGGGTGGCTTAAATCTTGGCGGCGCAATCCCAGCAAGCAATCCAATCATTGACTCTCGAACTGGAGAGATCGCAGCATTTGAATCTCCGACAATGGCAAAGACCTATGCTGGATATGACACAGTAACTGAGAACAATGGAATCCGAGCAGGCCTTGATGCGCAGGCAGCTGCTGAAGCTGCGAAGCCACCGCTTGTCACCATCGGTCCAGCAAACTATATGACTGATCTTATCGGTGCAGTTTTCCTCAAGCCGTTTGAAAATCTTTGGACTGGCTTGGATAATACTGTTCGACTTACTGGAGAAGTCCTCTTTGGTGAAGGCGGTCTTATTAAGAACGGACCGAAGGATGTGACTCCAATTGGACCAGCTCCAATAGTTTTTATTCCTCCGAAGCCACCAGCGCCTGGAACAGTAAACCTTGGAACAACCAATTTGTTTGATATTCCACCAATGCCAACTGGAACGATTGGAATTGGAACAGGTTATAACCTTACTACTGGACTTGGAACAAACAACTTGCCACCAGTCCCAACCAATACCATGATTAACACTGCATCACTAACCACTGCGCCTTCACCAGCGCCAGTGTTTGGTCCAGATGGAAAGAGGCGTAACGTTTAATGGTTAGATCAATTGGCGGATCTGGCACACCACAATATCGTCCTGGCTCCATTGGCGGGGCTACTGGCGGACTGAATCAGAAGCAGCCTGATGTAACAAACATCGGGCGCCTTCAGTTGTCCGCAGGGCAGCCTCCGAACGAGCCAGACTTCGGGAAAATGCTAAGTGGCGTTCCAGTACTAGGACAGATCGGACAAGCCGTAGGGGCCGTCGGAGGTGCCATTGGCGGGGCTCTAGGAGGACTCCTAGACGTGGCTTCTGCCCCAGTACGCTTTGTTGAGAAGGAAATTGCTGGTCGAACCCGTGTCGAGCTTGCAAAGGCTGGCGCCATTGGTACTGGCGAAGGGATCAAGGACATCCCTGTTATTGGGACTCTTACTGGTGCCCTTCGTGTAAATAAGACTGTTGATCAAATGGCAAAGCAGGGATCAAGCACTGACGAAATTCTTGCCTATATGGAGAAGAATCAGATCGGTGGATTCTCTGAAGACGGGTTGCAAAATTTTGTTGGCGGTCTTGTACTTGATCCAATAAACCTTATTGGCGGAGAAGTAGTTAAGCCATTCATCTATGCAAAGAAGGCTGGAAAGATTGCCAAACTTGCAGAAGCTGGCGTTAAGATCGGTGCAGAAGATGCAGCATTCCTGGCAAAGCATGATTTTGCTGGTGGTCTATACAATGCGACATTTGGCAAGGCGTCTGGAAAGCTTGCTCAAATCGGCAGCGCAGTACGCGGGCCTCTTATTGCTGCTATTCAAAAAGAACATGGCATTGATCGTCTTCGTGCAATTGAGGGACGACTTGGCGCAGACGGATCAGAGACATTTGTCCGCAACTACCAGAACGGAACTGCAAACATTGCTCGCGCAACAACGCGAGATCTTATTAGCTCACTAACCCAGGGGAATGCTGACGCTGCTGTAACATTTGCAGTCACGCGAACCATTGAATCGATTGACGAGATTGGACGAGTTGATGATGCGATTATTGACAACGTTGCTGCAATTCTTGGTATCACTAAAAACGATGCTCGCAGCTTTACGGCAAAGGTTGCAGAACTACGAGTAAGCGGCGACCTTGACAAGCTTGCTGCCTTTCAAGATTCCTACATTAAGAAGATCGTTGATACTGAGATTGCTGGAAAGGCTCGATACCTTCGATCAGACAAGCAGATTGAGGCGTTTGGTGGCGCATCGCGTAAAGAGATTGAGTCTGGTGCACGCGGCCGCATTAACCGAGAGATGCTTGAGCTTGATCGATTTGCTACTAGCGAAGATCTTTGGAAGCATACTTACACCAAATGGATGGCCCAGGGTGCTGGCGTTACTGAGGCAAAGGCCGCAGATCTTGCAGACGCAGCATGGAAGGCCGCCAAGGGGGATCGCTCCGCACTGATGCGTGAGCTCGACATTACCCGCCAGGCTGCCTTTGGTTCACTTGCGTCAAAAACCGCAAAGCTTCGCAAGCGACTCAAAGGAGATCTTGGCCGACTAACCGTTATCAGCAAGCGCAGTCTTACGACCAGCGTTGTCAAGGGGATTGAGCGAGACTTTGAAATCCTCACTGGTCTTGGCCCAGAAAGCCTTACGGGCGGGAAAAATATCTATGCAGTTACGCTTACACTAAATCAACCAAAGATACGAAAGGAATTCGTTGAGGGGGTACGTTCTAGATTTGGCGATGAGTTTGCAGATCAAGTTCAAAAAGAGTTCGATGACGCTGCCGCTATACTTGGACGACTTGATCTAGACAAACCAAAAACTACCACGTTTAGGGGGGAAGTAATTGAATATGCTGAAGGCCCAACTCGGAAGGAACTTGTTGCCGCTGGTCGAGAACGCGCAGCTGCAATCCGTGAGATCTACCTTACTGCCTATGCCAAGGTTATCGTTCGCAACTTCGATGAGGCTGACGCACTCTTTGGACGTGGCAACCTAAAGAACCTTCGGTGGGAAGAGGTTCGTCGATTCGTCAAGCAGGCTCGACGCGACAATATTCTCGTCAGCGACTACCTGCCAAAGAACATCCCAGCAAACGTGCAGAAGCTTATTGATGAAGCACAGCAGGCTGGGTACACGCTTGGCCTTGCCCCTGAGAGTGGCGTTGGCAAGCAACTCATTCCTATAACAATGGCAGATGGTCGAACAAAACTAGCCCCAGTCTCGACCATCTTCTCCGACGCCGTCGATGGATTCGGCGATGAGATCCTTGGCGTGACCACTGGATCTGCTGGGTCAGGAAAGCTTGCAAAGCTCAACCGACTACAGTCCATTGCCGACACGTGGCTTAACCCGTTCAGCAACCGTGCTGTACAGCAGAACGCCATCGAGCGTATGTTCACGCTTTCTGGCGGGCGACTGACTCGACGCGAAGCAATGCGCATCTACATTGCGCTGATCGACAAGGCGCTTGAGGCCGAGACGAGCATCCGTGGCCTAGGGCGAGACCAGATCGACGCCGTCTTCAAGGACGTCCTTGGGGCTAAGAATCTCCAGGATGCTGGATTTAAGTTCGCCGACTCCGACCCGCAGCGTCTAGTGATGATTGCCCTTGAAGGCGATCTAAAGAATGTTGGCGTGACTCAGAAGATTTCTGGTAAAGTTAAGACATTCGTACCTGACGTTACCCTTATTACTGACCGATATTATGGAAATGTTAAGTTCCGTTATAATCCGTACTTTAACCTTGCCCAAGAGCGCATTGAGCCGTTCTTCTTCAACTATCTCCGTGGCATTCGACCAACGGTTAAGGAGATCTTGACGGGCAAGGCTGGGGCAACTCAAAAGACGATTATCGAGAATGCCGAGTTTACTCAGGCAATGCTTGGGTCGGCGAACTCAGTGACCCGCGAAGCGGTTGATCAGTCGCTTCTCCTTTCACGAGCAGATGCCGCAATGGCACGAACACTGGACAAGGAAGCTCCGCAGCTAGGAAATGCCGTCAGCCGAGCCCTTGGTGTTGAGGGCCGAGTTAAAACCGCTCAGATTAAGCGGGAACAGGCAGCTGTTCTAGCCGACAGACTTTCGGTTGAGGCATTGGAGCGGGTCTTCACCTCAGACAACCCACAGCTCATGAAGGCACTCTACGAAGTATACAATACATCAGACCCAAAGATTGCCATTGAGCGATACCTTGCCGACAAGATGGACGGATTGATCCCAACGCGGGCAGCAGAGCGAGCCAAGGGACTCTACCCACTTGGCTTTGGACTTCCGTATGCTATTGATCCGAAGCTTGCCAAGATTAGCAAGCAGGCACTGATCCGCAGAAAGTATCTCCGAGCCAACGACATTCCATCCCTTGAGGCTGCGGTTGCCCTTGCGAAGGATGCGGGCCTTAAGGGCGATGACCTTGCCAGACTGGAGAAGCACGTCGAAGACATCAGGGGCATGATTTCCCGATCACGCACTGGAAAGATCAGCACTCCAGCAAAGTTTATCCGTGACGTCAATAAGATCGAAGGCTTTGCAGTGCGGCAGCAGGAAACCATGCGGTTCCTGCGTCCGCTGCTTGAGCACCCACGAATCAAGCAGGTTATTGGCGAGTTCACCGATGGCGTTACCGAAGAGAAGGCGCTGACTGAGCGCCTGATTGAGGCGCTGTCGGTTGATGAGTTCGTCCCTGGTATCCAGGAGATTGGCGAGCGCGTTGCCCGTGGCGAGAAGCTTTTGCCGTCCGACGTGGACAAGATTGCCCGTGGCCTTCAGAACACGATGGCAGAGCGATCAGCCCAGGAGCTCGTCTACTCTGCCGTGACCCTTGCCTACCAGAACGCGCAGAAGCAGGCGTTCAAGATCGGCTACTACTCCCAAGAGAAAAGCCTCCTTGAGCGAAGCTTGAATCACCCATATCTTGGCCTGTATCCGACATCCTATATGTGGGGCAAGATCATCCCAGAGTTCAGCCGTGCACTCTTCAAGTATCAGCCATTCACTGGCAAGCCGCGACCTCTTGGTGGCGCTGCGTGGGCTGGGTGGATTTCTGATCAGGTATCTATGGCGCTGGAAAACAGCGAGTTTGGCAAGTTCCTCCAGGATCGACCAGAAGCATATTTCCTTATTACAAACCTTATCCCTGCAACGCCAGACCAGATCGGCGTCAGTATGCCAGCGTGGTTCCGCAAGTCCGTCTTGCAGCCACTTGCTCGTGGCAAGTTCGATCCACGAACTGACATCCTTGGAATTGGTACAGAGTTCATCGGCGGCGCATCCAACATCGGTGTGCTGAACGTTGGACGACAAATTATCGGAACTGGCCAGGCTGTAAGCCGTGGGCTCTTCGGTAGTAATCAACGCGGAAACGAGACGTCAGGATTGGTTCCTGACATCTATAATGAGCTGAGCCGACCAGGACAGTAGTCGGCAGATATAGCCCAGTACGCTGGGAGAAATAGGAGAAAGCACAGATGGCTGAAGAAGTCGTCAATCCAGTCGCGGAGGAGTCGCTTCCCGCAGTCGAGACGCCAGTCGAGGCCGCAGATGCCACTCAGGGCGACGAGGATCTGGCCACTTGGAAGAAGCGTCTAGCTGGTAAGGATCAGGCTCTGACTTCTACCAAGAAGGAACTTGAGGCCAAGGCATCCGAACTCGAAGCTCTACGCAAGTGGAAGGCAGAGGTCGAGCAGGCCAATATGACCGAGCTGGAGAAGGCTCAAGCGCGGGTAGCCGCGATGGAGTCTGAACTGAATGCGGCACGTGAAGCGGCACGCCGTGAGGCGATTGCTCGTAAGCACCCGCTCTTTGCTCAGTTTGCCACGGATACGCAGGGACTGGACGTTGAGGCTCAGGCCGCAGCGTTTGAGAAGTTTGTTGCGAACGTCGCACGCGAGCCACAGAAGGCGGATGCGTTCGTGGATGTCAATGCCCCTCGTAAGTCTGCCCCGCAGGCAGCTGCGAAGCCTGATGCAAAGTCTCTTTCTGAGGCTATTAAGGCGATAGGCAACCCGTTTTACGACGGTAAATAATCACTAAGGAGTAAACTAAAATGCCAATGACTGGTACAACCACCAGCACGTCGGGCTTTAGCGATCTCGTAACGCAGCTCGTCGTCGCTCAGGCGGAAGAGGAACTGCGCGCTCGTGCCGTACACGCGATGCCAGGGATGTATGTCCCAGGGCGTTTCGTGAAGGGCACGAACACGATTCGTTTTGCTCGCTACGCTGACCTCGGTCTTGCTTCCGTAACCGCCGTCCTCTCAGAGGGCGTTGCGCCAACGGATCAGGGCCTCTCGATCTCGTCCGAGTTCTACACTGCCGCCCAGTACGGTGGCACGGTAGCCATCTCGGATCTCGCTAACCTCGATAGCCCACACGATCTGATCTCGGTTGCTGCCGAGCGCATCGCGTATCAGGCAACTCGACTCATGGACGTTCTCGTCCGTGACCAGATCCACGCTGGTGTGGACACTGGTGCAATCTTCACGGCAACCGCTTCGGCGACCGTTGCCGCGAACGGCGCAACTGCCCTCGCTCCGCTTAATGGCTGGCAGGTCAAGCGCATGGTAGCTTCGCTCAAGGCTGCGAACGTCCCAACGTTCCCAGACGGCTTCTACCGATGCATCATTCACCCAAATCAGGAGTTCGACCTCCTGACCGATACGACCGCCAATGGTTGGATCGAGCTCAACAAGTACGTGTCGGATCTTCCAGCACTTACGAATGAGATCGGCCGCTTCGCTGGCGTTCGCTTCATCACGTCGTCGGACGCGCACCGCGCTGCCACGACTGCTCCAACCACGTATGCTGCCTCGGGCGCGAACTACCAGGCGTTGTTCCTTGCCCCAGACGCTTACACGATTGGTGACAGCCAGACCCTCCAGAGCTACTTCGTGGCTCCTGGTGGCGACCACACCGACCCACTCGCACAGAAGGCCCTCTTGGGCTTCAAGATGCGCTGGGGCTCGATGCTGATCGACGCAGCTGGCGCACGCTATCGCGTGCTTCGCACGACTTCTACGATCAGCTGATTGTAGCATAGTCTAGCAACCTTTCCCGCTCCAGCCTGTGCCGTGCAGGCTGGAGCGGGGATACACGGCAGGGGAGTTATGAGTAAAGAAGTTAAGGTTCTAATCTGGGGGACAGCAGCTCAGGGGCCATGCGCATACTACCGTGGTCACCTATTCGACAAAGAGCTGGAGAAGCGTGGGGTCATCCTCAAGCATATCGATAGAGTAGAGTTCCAGGTCCAACAGGGATGGGAAGACAAGCCCATGGACGAAGCGATGGCCGCAGGAAAGGTCACGCTGGACTCATCAGATATCGACTGGGCGGACGTGGTCATGTTCCGCCGATATTATAATACTGCATTTAAATGCATGACCTGCGGAGCTGCTTACAAAGACATCAAGAAGGTTGAAGAGCACCCGCATCCAATGGAGCGTCGAGATGGCGTAACGTCGCTTGTATGGCCAGCCTTTGAGTTTGGAGACCATAACAAGGCAATTGTCTACGACACCGACGACAATCACTTCAACATCGAACGATGGAACGGCTACTATCCAGACGTTCAGGAAGAGCTTCCGCTTGTTACTGGAATGGCAAAACGAGCAGATCTTCTAACAGTTAGTACGCCAGTTCTTGGCAGGCAGTACGGACATCTTAACGACAACGTTCGAGTGATTCGAAACGCGATTGATCCAGATACGTACGTGCTTGATCCAGCCAAGGAGGTTCCAGACCTTGGCAAGCCAAAGCTCCTCTATTACGGTAGCGGAGCTCGGATGCGAGACTACGCTGGCTGGAGGAACCCAACCACACAGAAGTGGGATGGTGGCTACTGCTCAAAGGCAGCAGAGGATCTCAAGGACAAGATGGTGCGCATCTTTGTCGGAGTCAATCCTGGCGAAGAGCCAATCGTTGCTCCACACTTCGATGTGATGCACCCATACATTGAAAATATTGCCGAGTTCAACAAGGTCATTACTTCGATCAAGCCAGACATTGGCGTCTCTCCACTTGTCGGCGGACCATTTGACCAGGCAAAGTCCGAGCTTCACTGGCTGGAATATTCGATGGCTGGAGCCGCGACAATTAATCAGAAGTTCTACGGGGATGGACCATACGACGTGATCAAGGATGGCGTCGATGGCTTTATGGCCAAGGGCCGAGCCGAATGGTACACAAAGATGCATCGTCTTGTAGCAGAACCAAACCTGCGCAAAGATATGGCTGCCGCAGCTAAGGAGCGCGTGCTCAAAGAGTACGACTACCGAGTCCGCGCAGACGAATGGGCCGACGCCTTTAGGTGGGCGGCAGAGAACGCTGGTATCAGCAAACATAGGAGGGTTGCATAGTGGCAACGTTCGCAGACCTTATTACCAAGGTACGCCGTGACCTACGCGACACGAATGCATCAGCCTATACGTGGTCTGATGCTGAAGTGTCCGATATGGTCGATGACGGCATTGACCAGGTAGAATCACTTTACCCGAAGGAAGTTACGCACGAGTTCGTGTATACGCCACCAGCAATCTCTGGTGGTCTTCGCACGGTCTCTCTTGCTGCGACCACGTCCCCGATTAATCAGCTCTATCGAGTTGAGATCTGGGGATCGCAGTCGTCTGTCCGTCAGGGATTCCAAGAGACGCTAGAGCCAGGAACTGGCTATGGTCCAGACAGCGGATGGGATATTCATGATGGAATCCTGCATCTACCGCCGTACTACGAGCTACCAAATCCATGCAACATTCGCTTGCTTGGCTATGGGCAGTATACCAAGATCGGTAG